CTTGCTTGATGATAATAGACTGACCACCGCTAGTCGCATTCTCAATAATTTGTACTCGCTTGAGCGTATTCGGAGCGATTGTGATAGTACAGGCAGAATCTAACGTGCCTGTATACTGAAGGTGTAAAGCTCTGGCAGGGTCTGTAGCTCCATCTGCTACTGTGCTAGTGTGAGTGTCTGCGTTAGTTACTATTGCTTCAGACCCAATGCCTAATGCTTCCCCTATGAGTTCGAGGCTAGTGTTGGTGGTTGTACCCCAATCCGCATCTCCATCGGCTGGTTCTGCTACTCTTAAATTATTTACAAATGTTGCTGCCATAATTTACGCCACTTCTGACCAATTTGGTGTTTGTGAATCTGTTACTGCGGTCCAGCTTGGTGTTTGACTTGTATCGACCGGACCCCATATGTTTATTGTTCCTGTGTCACCTGTTGCTGCTATACCGGATGCTTCTATTGTAGCACCTGCCCCTGCGGTTACAGTAACGCTTCCTACGGATGACGTAACAGATATACCTGTAACGCCAACTATTGTTCCTGCTAACGCAGTAACACTTCCTGCACTAGCAGTAAGACCTGTAAACGCAACGTCTTGATTGTAACCGCCTCTGTTATAACCTTGTGTTATTTGGTTATAACCAGTAAAAAATATGGTTACATCAGACATTTCTTCTTTGTTTCCTTAACGCTTCTTTTCCTCTTTTTGCTATAGCAGCTTGTTGATTTTTACCTGCCACTTTAGCTCTTTGTTCTAGCACAGTAAGTATCTGTATCTTTCGAGCAAAAGGCTTTTTAATATTCTTAACTTTGCGCACTGTATCTCTAGCATCTTGAACAGTGGCATATTTAATTCTAACAGTGTCCTTTGGATTCTCATCTGTATAAAGCCTACGTCCTGATCCTTTAGGCTTTTTACCTGTGCCTTTTTTTGGGTCAGCCATTAGGCAATCCTAATTATCGCACTTGATGCATCCGCTGTAGGAAACTGTATTGTAAAATCCCCTGAAGAAGATGATTTATCTGCACCGAAATCAAGTATTAACACCGCTCGATTAGCAGATCCTGCAGTGGTTGATGAGTTATATATCATCGCTCCTCTGGCAGTAATCGTAGAGCTAGAAAAAGTTAGATCTGCAAAGTCTGTCAAGGCAGTGGTGCTTGATGTCGAAGGCGTTACATTTGTTAACGCTGAACCCCCAGAACTATATCCTGTGCCAGAAGCTTCGTTGCTTGTTGTGAACGCTGTTGTAGCCGCTCCTAAACTAGCACTGCTGGTATACAAAGCTAACTTAAATGCATTACCAGACCCGGTAGACGTTGTTGTTCCACCACCTGATCCATTCGTAAAATTATGTATGCCTTGCAGTAGTTCTTGTTTGAAAGACGTACACATCGCTTGACTGATAGCCATTACAGTTTCCTCAATATTTCAGCCATATCATCATGGCCTTGTTTTTTAAATTCATTATAAAGAGTAGTTCTATCACTTTTAATTGCTTGATTCAAAGTGTGAACAATGACATAAAACATTCTTTCTCTAAACATCTCTGCTTGTTGTCTTAGCACAGGATCAGCGCTGTCAGCGATGTTTATAATCTTAGCCACAGCGTTTGCCGCTAACTCTTCTGACGTATGACCTCTTTCAGAAGTAGTCTGAACATTAATGTTACCAGGCTCCATTTTGACTTCTAAATCAAACATATCTAATTCCTAGCAATATCATATCTGTATTCATCTCTAGCACCGTATCCCTCACCCAGCCTTTTCAGATTCTGAATCGCCATATCAAACCTTTGTTGATACAAAGGTATTTCCTCTGGTGTTTTCAAAAAGGTAGCTGCCTCTACCAAAGTGCCATAAAGCAATGCATCTGGTGCATTGTCAGATATCCATGTGGTTCCGCTGTCAGCCCCTGCAGTCAAAGACGCTGGCCTATATTTGTAGTGAAGTTCTACCGTATAAGTCGAATCAGGGGTTGGTGCTAGAATAAATGTATTGTCATCAAACAAAGCATAGTATTTAGGTAATCCGGTTGTAGAAGCATTCGGTGTGTAATCTCTAATGAAAGACACATGCTTGAATAGTAAATAAGAGTAAACACTGCTTGATATCACAGCCAAGCTATAGGATGACAGAAAGTCATCGGGCGTTGATAAGTAAGTATTTCCTGTACCTAGAGTACCTGTCTGATTCTTTCTGAATACAGGCATCTCTACGTTCTTTAAAATTCTTTCTTCGGCCTCTTTGATAAAGGTCGGAAGCGTGGAAACAAAAGTTGTCTCTGATGTTTCACAATAGTCCTGAACTGCTGTTTTTAAAGTTGCAAGTGTAAAACTCATACTGTCACCGTCACTGTTCCTACGCTTATTGTAGCCTTTATTCCGTCAAAAGCGGAACCTATTGAGTCTCCAGTGACCGTAATCATTCTGTTTGGATTGATGGTCTTTACGACACCAGAACCAGCAACGAGAGAAGCTGGTGTTTGCGGCCTAGGATTTCTTAACGCTTCAGGATCTGCAATATGTCTTGGAGGATCTAACTGAGGATGTTTGGGCTCGTAACATTCAGGGCAAACTCTGAACCCTGTCCACTCTTTTCTTAATTTAGTGTATTTATATCTGAAGCCACATCTGTCGCATATGGCTAATGAATATCTACCGGATGCATAAGCCATTATGCCCTCCTGGTAGTAGAGAGAGCAGGAGCAACTCTTAGTGAAGCTCTACTGCTGTCTTGATCTGCTGCCCTCTGAAATTCTTCTTCATAAAACCCTTTCAGCATCTGAACTCTGTCTGGGGCTCGTTTGAGTGCGATGTAATATGCAAGTCCTGCAGTTAAACAAGGATAGAATCTGAAGGGCACATCAACCGTGTTAACGCTTGCATCTGCATCTTCAATTCTAACTAATCTGTTGATAATAACCTGATCAGTGCTGTTCTCAGCGGCAGGCCAGAAATACAATCTAGGTGTGATTTGCTTATCTAAAAACCATTGTGTCGGTCTGGCTTTCGTAGATTTATTAGGAATATTCCAATACTCAGAACGACTTAGCTGTTCCATGGATATATCGGTGGTAGTGCTTCCTTCTGTTCTTCTCAAGACAACATCAAGCACATCAATCGTTGTTGTTGTTAGATCAAGAAACTGGTCACCTTCAGACAAAGTAGTGGTCGTATTGGTGACTGTCCACTGATTCAAACCACGATTAGCCCAATCGGCAAATAAAAGATTGAGGGATCTCCTTGCGGTGACCCCATCATATCCTGTGCGAAACTCAAGACCGCATCGTTCAAATGCCTCTTCTATGTATTCCGCAACATCTGGTTCAAAATCTCTAGATCCAGAGGTAGCCATTAGTACGTCTTCAACAACTCTAAGATAACTGTGTAGGTATCTCCGTTACTTGCACCTATGGTGGTAAACATGATATCTCCAGTTTTTCCAGAACCCGAATCATTCGGTATTCCAGAGAAAGAAGAATAATCATGCATACCATTAGAATCTGGAGATAGGCCAATGATCAAAGTGTCGGTCGATGCATCATTCAAAAGCTCTACGCCCATGCCCACACACTGCCACCATATCTTGGATACAGCGACCTCTGTGCAAGCAGTTCCGCTAGAGTTTGATGCTAACGCACTAACGTCTACTTTTTTGACTGCACTCTCACCACTACCATCGCTGATATTGGTGAATTTAAGAACAGCTTTTCTTTCGCCATCTTGAATTGTTTGCGAAGTGACTGTGTCAGCCATAGTTCACCTTCCTATTTTACAATTCACTTCCAGTGCGTTCTTTCATTGCAGTAACGTAATCTACTGTCAATACCTTTGCGGCAGCGGCTCCATTCTGAATACCAAAGCTCACAGTGAGCTCTTCATCGTCCGGTGCGTTTGTATTAACCACTGTGCCAACTTCCACGTTGTTTTGATAAACATGAAACTTTTGATCAGCAGGGGTGTATACAAAACCAACCGACATGAACGTATCGTCAGCCATCGCTGTAGATAGGTCCAGAGTTGATTGTGTACCGTCCTTTTCAACGATGAACTGGAGCGTGGTGCTACCGTCTGTCAATAAAAAGAAAATTCCGTCAGTAACATCAAGCGGTGAGGTGTCAGTAAGTTGAAGACCCATCACTACGTCAGAAGCATCTGCATCTGAAGTCTTGAAACGAGCCTTGAAAGCCAACTGCTTACCTGCTTCGTACTTAAAACCTTCTTTGACTAGCTGAAGGAAATCGTTATCGTCATCTGCGTCATCATTAGTGATAACCAAAAGACCGCCATCTCCATCACCTAAAGCTTCACTAGCGTTTCCAGAACCACCCTCAGTTGTAGTGATGGTCCAGTCACTTGCTAGGTAAGTGTCAAAGTCATTGTGATACATATGGTACTTTGTGGGATCAGGTGCTTTGACCTTTCCAAACGTGCTATCAGCAGTTACGTTTGTTACCCCAGAAGTAAAATGTGTTGTCATTACAGTTCCTCCTAAGAACCAGTGGCATAGCCACCATAATGATTACAAGGAATGGCGGCCATAAAGACCGCCACATCTGTTTCACATGAAACTTATTAAGCTCCTTGAGATCCAAACACACAACGAGGGTTGCTGAATCCGAATGAGTAACGCTCTCTAGCCTTGTAGCGAACATTACCAGTATCGAAGTCACCTTCCATCGAGGTGGTGATTGGGGTTCTTTCAAAGTGCTTAAACCCATCGGGGCAGTCAGTAAGGATAAAGAATGCATCAGTATCCGTCAGGAAGTGGTTGACTGCATAGCCTTCTGGCAAGAGTCCCATGTTCCTGATTGCGTTGATGTCGTTATCCGCTGTACCCACTCTTCCGGGTGTTTCAAGCAGTCTGTCAGCAACAAACTGAAGTTGAGGCGGAACAATCAACTTAGTGCCACGCATGGCAAGAATCATGTTTCGATCATCAACAAAAGTTGAGATGCTGATTAAAGCGTTTTCCAGTGACGTTTCGTTAAGATCCGCCATGGTAGTAGCTCTGTTAGCTAGGGTTCCACCGTGAGCCAGAGGGTGATCTGTAGCAATCAATGCTTTACCGTCACCGCCTGCAAAGCTTGAACTAAACGCATTGTTTAATACGTTAGCAGCTTTTACCTGCTTAGTGTGTGCCATGCTTCTTGCAAGAGCCTTTGTATAACGAGCGCCAAGCCTGTCATAAAGGTTGTCTTCTACCGCTTCCTCAGTCAAAGAAAACGCAAGAGCCACTGTTTCGTGAGTGTAACGAGCCGTGAAACCTTCACTCGCGCTGTCGAATTGAACGCCTTGGCCTTCTTCTTTAACAGAAGCATTACCAAAGCCAACGATCAGCACTTCTTCCTCAAACGCTCTGTCTGAAGATTCAGTCTCAAAGATCTCAGCATGTTCGTTTTCATAACGATCATACTCCATGCCAAATAAGGCATTAAGACCTGGCTCAAGTTCTTTCGCTAGTTGTGCGCGTGAAATTGCCATCTATTCAGCCTCCTATTACGCTAAACCAACTTGCTTCTGGCCAAACAGATGGTTCTGTATGGTAACAAGCACGTTAGTATTGGCTGTACTTACATCTGAATTTTCAGGATCACCTGAAATATCCAGGGCTTTGAGTGGCAATGTCGCTCCTGTTGCTCCAGTGGAAACGTCTAGTTCTACAAAAGAAATACCACTGTCGGTGCTTCCTGTTCCAGTGTTGTCAACAATATCGAAATTACCGAACAAGTCAGCGACAGGGAAAGCAGCATCAGCTTGAATTTCAAACACATCCATAGGATCGTCATAAATAAAAGCGATTGCATCAGTTGCGGCATTACCTGGCCATCTGTTGCTAAATGTCGGCTTACTTGTTGTTGGGTCTGTAAAGAAACATCCGTTAAATACGCCTAAGATGATATCGCTTGTGGCGCTACCACCATCTGCTCTGGCGATCCTAGTAACAATACCAGCCGTGTTCTGAGTGACAATGTCACCTTGGAAAATGCTAGTAGTGTTAGTCTGATCAGCAGTCGTTATTCGATAACGAGACTGTCCAGAAGAGTTATAATTACCCTGCAGATTACGCACATAACGGAGTCCAAAAGGCGCATCTTTATTTGCCATTTTTTAGTTCTCCTATAACACAATCAAAAAGTTAATCGTTTTTACCAGAAGCCCCGAATGTTACTTTACTTTTGCGCTCGTTGGAAATAGGCATACGAGGGTCGTTTTCACGCATTAAGTTATTATCGACAGCATTCATCTGATTTTCAGTCTGCTGTTCGTAATAAGCGTTTCTCTCCTCTGCCGTTTCCTCCGGTATCTTGGCAAGAATCAGACCGCCAACACCTACAGTTCCAGCGTGTTTACCCTCTTCGATAGTAGGTAATTCATACCCCTCTACCTCAGATGGCTTCACAGGCTCATAACCTTCCTGAAACCTTTTGTGTACATTGGTCTTGTCATCCTCATTTCTAATATGAGTTCTCACCCACCGATAACGCATTCCAGGCGGTGGCTCTGGTGTTTCTAAAGCTTGAGGTGGCTTCCATGGCTGCCGTGCCGTTTTTACACTCCTATTTTCTTGATTTCTAGGAGTCCTGTTCGATCCAGCTTTTTTCCCTGTCATGATACTTGCAACCTCATTTTTTGTTTTGCGTATTCCTTGAACGGCACACCTAGTTTTCTAGCTAACGCTTGTTCACTAGGGGTCAGTTCAACCCTACGATCATTTTGATTGCGCCCAGTTCCTGTTGTGCGTGTACCGGAAACTACGGTCTGGACGGGTTTTCCGCTGTTTCCTACGTTGCTTTCCGATTGAAACTTGTTTGGAAGTTCCTCTCGTAATCTAGTGTCAAGTTGAGAATAGTATTCATCAGACTCTACGTCAATACCAGTTTGCGCTAAGTCTTGATGTATTGCCATCGCAACATTAGTCATAATCCTGTCTACGCCAAACCATTCGTTCTTTTCAGCCCAGTTCTGTGCCTTCTGAGAAGGCTCTGCATACTGAGGTTGAGCAGGGGATTGCACATAATTTGGTTGCTGATAGTCAGGAAACTCATCTTGAATTTTTTGTTGAGACTGGTTGTATGCTTGAAGCTCTTGCTCATACTTCTCAAGATCTCTTTTGTACTGATTTAAAGCGCCTCTGTCAGCCTCTGCTCTAGCCAACTGCTGTTGAGCTTCGACCATCAAGTCTTGATTACCTGACTCATACGCAGTTTTAAGCGCTACCTTCGCTGCATCAACCTGTGCTTCAACCCTGCCTTCAAACTCATTACTGTAGTTTTTTGATAAGGCAAGATTTTCATTAGCTGTGTTTTGACTGCTTAATTGCATTTGAGAAGAAAGCTTTTTGTTCTCTTCTTGCAACTGCTTAACATATTGAAGTGCTTGGATTTCTCTACGCTGAAAGTCTTTAGCCTGCTTAATGGCTTGATTGACTCGATTCTGAGCTTTCTTAGCTTCTTTTTCTACCTCAGATAGCTCTTCGTCTTCATGGCCTAGATAACCATCTCCAAACTCTTCTTTAACTGTATCATCAGTAATCGGAGTAACATCTTTGATATCGTCTTCATCTAAATCAATGAATGTCGATTCTTCCTGTACCTCTTCAACAACTTTTTTATTATCAGGTAACGCTGCGTCTTTGATGTTTTTATCGTTCAAATTAGCTAACGCTTCCGTCAAAGTTTCACCTTGTTCTGACATTTGTTCTGACATCTCTTACCTCACATTGCTTTTATATCATCAGGACTCAAGATAGTGCCGATCACTTCATCATCGTTGATGATTCGTACTTCAGCATCATCTTCTAAAGAAAAACGAGCGCCAGCGTATCTACCGATTAGCACCCAATCACCCTCTTTACACCATGGTGCGCCATCGAACTTGCTCTCATCCTGATAGGCGAGAGGTCCGACTTTAACTACATAAGCGACCACAGTGGCTAGGCTTTCACGATCAGTTGTCTGTTTAGTTAACAGAATTCCTGCATCTGTTTTTCCTTTTCCTCTGTAAGGTAGCACAAGCAAACGCCATCCCACTGGGTTTGGCATTCTCTCAAGTGCGGATTTATCAAGAACAGAAGGGTCTAGGACCACCTCTTCTTTTGCTTTGTATGCGTCCGTTATAGACGATTTTGCGACAGTATCTGTTGCCAGATCACTCATCGAAGTCTCCTTCACTTTGCAGCGCTTTCTTTAGTTCGTCTTGCAGGGTGCGAAGCGCAGACAATTCACCCATGACGAATCGATAATCCTCCATGTCTTTGATGTTACCGCTTGAGATATAACTTACTCTGTCTGACTCAAGCTGCTTTATCTTCTCATGTATGTAGTTTGCTAAGTTAACGGAATCCATTAATTAGTTACGCCACCTCCAGCACCGGGCATTGGATTTGACATACCCATTTCTTGCATTCCGTTTGATGCCTGTCTTCCCATATTTGCAATCGGGAATCCTCCGCCATAATTACCAAACATCGAGGGCATGCCTCCGTAGTAAGAAGGGGGAGCCATTCCAAAGATAGATGGGAACATAGGCGATGACATACCTGCATAAGGCAATGATGGCATCATGCCCATATAGCCTCCCATGCCCGGAGAGCCAAAGCCTCCATATCCACCAAATCCACCAAATCTTCCAAAGCCACCGCCAAATATGGGCGGTTGAGGCATGTAAGGCATCTGAGGCATGTAAGGCATCTGAGGCATTTGAAACATATCTCTACCAGAGACAGTGCCAAACGGACCTGTTGGTCTAGGTTCAGGTTGTCTCATTCTTCCTTGAAGAAAGTTTAAAAGCAGTTCAATACCGCTTCCGCCTTCTAAATCTTCCATGTCTTGAAGATAACGTAATGCTTGGGAACCTGTTGGCGTTACTCTTCTATCATCTCCTGTAACCACCGTGCTTAAAGGCGTGATTAAATTACCTTCACGGTCTTTAATGCCCAGTCTATTCGCTATTCTTCGATAAATGCCTGTGCCAGTTAGATTTCTTTGTTCTTCAGTCATTTGATCTCGCTGGCCTGAAAGAATCTTTTCAATCACATCTCTTGCACCAGCTTCATCAGCAACACCAATTTGCTGATAGAGAGAACTCAAAGGATCACTTGGATCTCCTGCGACCGGAGGTGCAGTTTCAGCAGGAGGCGCAGTTTCAGCAGGCGGCATTTCTCCTGCAGGTGGTGTTGGTTGTGTGGGAGCAGACCCACCTCCAAAATTTGCATTTGCCGCAATGGCCTCTTCACGGCTTGGATACATCTTACCATCAAGACCTAATGTGGGTGTTGCATCAACTGGACCGGGCATACCGCCTGTAGGTGGAGTTTCAAGCATGTCTGGTCTTTCCATGATCATGTCGCCCCTGTTTTCTACAAGGATCGGATCGCCTTGGTTTGCGGCTTGATTTGCTAAAAATATTCTATTAGCTCTTTCTGCTGCCCCAGGATTAGGATAGTCTTTTCCATCTAAACCTTTAGTAATCACTTGAGGTTGAAAAGGAGAAATATCGTCAAACATCCCACCAGGATTAATACCTCCCATACCAGCGGCTACGACATCTTCGTAGCTACGTCCTGGCGCATTACGGATAGCGTCTTGCAAACGACTTTGATCGAAAGGACTCATAATTTTACTAGGATCTATTTTTGATAAATCGAAATCGAGTCTTGGTGGCACATTTGGCACGTTTGGCCTAGGTCTTGGAATCGAAGGACCGCGCATTTGAATTGGTCTTCTAGGTGCAGGGCTAGATCCTCTTCCCATTAATCTGTCTGTAATATCTTTGAAATTACCTCTACCTCTACCTGAAAGGTCAGGGATATTTCTTATGGGCGTTGGTCTAATCCTTCCCGGCATAGGCATTTGATTTATATCAATTGGAGGAAGCAACATTTAATAAACTCCTGAGAACTTAGTGCCTCTTAATGCTGCACCACCGCCTCTTGATTTACCTTTCCCCATACCGGGTGTTGAAGACGCATTGGTGGGCTCTTGCTTAATCTTCGCATAGTCCACTCTGCCTTGATCTTTAATCGTGAATCCGTCTTTCTCTACTTTATTCGTCATGATTAGTTCCCGAAAAAGTTTTTAGTCATTTTCTCAGCAAGGTTGCCCATCTGTACAGCCTGCTGAAGTTTTAATCTGTCCTGCGCAGTTTGATCTTTCATCTTCGCAATATCAACCTGTATGTCATTTCTTTCTTCTGAAAGCTCTCTTTGCGTATCAAGACGTTCTTGATCCAAGCCAAATCGTTTCTCTGCTTCTTCTGCCTTACGCTCTACGTCAGCCGCTTTGATGTTGAGCTCTTCTCTTCTTAGCCCGACTAGCGGATCTTCGTCTTGTTTAGGCGCAAAGGCTGGTGCGATCTGATCTACAAGCTGTGCAGTGATCTGCGCCACTTTGGTTTCCATCATCGCCTGCATTTGCATCTGCATCTGTTGCATCTGAGGATTAGGCGGTTGTGGCGGCATACCTGGCATAGGCACAGGACTAGGCATCTGTTGTTGCATCATTTGCATTTGTTGTTGCATTTGCATGATCTCTGGGTCTTGTTGTGCTTGGTTTCTTGCCATCATATCAATGTGTGCATAGACATGCGCCATGACCAATCCCTGTATCTGCGGATTTGCCTGACAAACAGCAGAATTATAAAACGACATATGAATTGATATGTGCGCCATGTGATCTTGGTCAGGGAAAGGCGTAGCAGGTTGCATTGCCAAAAACCCTGCGTTTTCTATTGCCGCTGCAACTGGTTGTGGCTCTGGCGGAGGCGGTGGAGGCGGTAGTATCTGATCCACCTGCTGTACGCCCATCGCTTCATACATACGCTTGTATGCGTTGTATATACCCATCGGACCATGTATGTCTGGTGCGGCCTGTACCATTCTCAACATTTCCTGTGCCAGCATCACACGCTGACTCATAGAGAAAATATTGGGATCACTGACTGGTATGATATCTATTCGGTCATCAAAGTCAGATTGCTTAACGCTCTGATCACCATTGGCTGTCATGTAAGGATATTGCGGTGGCAGATAGTCTCTGAATAAACCTGCCAACAGATTAAATTCTATCCGCTGTGAATAATGCAGTCGTTTATGAATCGCACTCATCACACGGCTACCACGCTCAAGCAGAGCTACGGTCGTACCGACAGGCGCTTCCTGATTACCATCGCCTACCTGCATATCTCCAATCGATGCAAAGCGTCTACCTGCATCAACGAGCATGCCTAACAAATTAAGTAACGTACCGCTTGGCTCTTTGAAAGGTAGCGGCATCAATGCTTCACGCAATGACCCACCTGGTGCGTCCATGTCCCTGAACTCACCAGGCTGAATAGGCACATCGTCATCTCGAATACGAATGCCTCTGGCCTTAAAACCTGCAGGTAGGTTGGATAGTGTGCCTGCGTCAATCAACTGTCTGAGTAT